GTACCTTTTCTTGGATCTATACTACAGGCATTTGACGCAGCAAAGAGGTTTAAAGAAGAAGACTTTTTAGGAGCTATATATTCATCTGCAGGAGCTGGACTGGCACTCGTTCCAGGAGTAGGTACCGGCGTAAACCTTACGCTAATGGCTGCGCAGCTTACTAGAGACGTATACAATGACGTCTATAAAAGTGGAGTAGGTGGAGCCTATGAGAACGTTCTTGAAAATGATCTAGTTAATAACCCAGAGTTGGCAAAGGAGAGACTTCTTGGTCTTGGTCCGGTTGTATATGAAGCTCTTCAAGAAGCAGTAAGTGAAGCTAAAAAAGCAAAAGAGAGAGGCGTAAAGGAGAGCGGGATCATCGCTAGCAATCTTCAAGGAACCAATCCAGAGCTCTTTAGACAGCTACTTACTGGCGAGATAGAGAACATGCCAGACGTTGATTATGCAACTGCTGACAAGAATACGCAGCAGGCAGTGCGCTATAAGCAGATAGCCAAAGAGCATAAAAGTATTGCAGAAGACGCTCTGGCGACTCAGGGATATACTCCAGAAGAGATCTCTAATTTCAAGAAATCTGCACCGGGCACTAAAATTCCACTAATGAATCCTAGTGAGAAGAGGGCTCAGCCAGTACAAGCTGCTCCTAGAAGTCAAGAAGTGCCTGCAGCTAATCAAGGTGCACCTAATGTTATAGTAGTGCCACCACCGCCTCAAGCTCCAGCACAAACAAATTCCGGAGGCGGTGGTGGCGCCTCCGGAATGCCTAACTCATCTACTGCGCCGTCTAGTCCTTGGGACGTACCACTATATGGATACGCATTTGGGGCTTAGTCCTTGGCGAGCTTCTTAAAGAAGCTGAGATCGTCGTCCTCGTCCCAGGGAGCAGACACAGTAGCAGCGGCCGGAGCAGCTGCAGTCTTAGTCGGCGTAGGGAATGCCTGCTCTTCCTTGATAGGAGCGGCAGAGCGAACCTCCCCGCCGACGCCGAGGGCGCGGGCCAGACGAGCCTTCAACTCATCGTATGACTTGAAGTTCTTAGGGTCGATCAGCTCCTGTAGGGACTTCTCAGACTTCCAGATCTCCTCGAGCTTGTCGTCGTCGCTCAAGAGCGGCTCAGGTGCAGCAAACTCAGACTTATCGTAGTTGCGATAGCCCTCGACGTTGCGGATCTTCAAGATGAAGTTAGCGCCTTCCCATAGATCGAAGGGGTTGACCGCCTTCTCTCCAGGAAACTGAGGGTGCATAGCCTCGTTCACCTTGTCGAAGATCTTCTTACCGTACTTGTACAGGAACACCTTGCCCTCGTTGGAAGGGTTGGCGGTGTCCTTGACGACGTAGATGTTCGAGTGGTAAGAGAGACGACGCTTCTGCTTGCGAGCGAGTTCCTTGTCGGACTCGACACCAGAATTCCAGAGCTTTGAGTTGTACTCGCCGACTGGATCGGGCTGGTTCAGTGTAGTGAGCGACTTCTCGATGTACCAGCCGCCGTCACCCTGGAAACCGTGGTCCCAGATGCGGACGAACGGAACGTCCTCTCCAGCCGGAGCCGGAAGGAAGCGGATGATCGCGTAGCCGTTGCCGGCCTTGTCGACCTCTGGCTTCCAGTAGTTGTCGTCGGAAGAGCTCTCGTTCTGATTGGTGCTCAGCTTGTTCATCTCTGAAGCGAGCTTGTCGAATGTCGACTTACGAGACTGGCGAAGTGCGTCGAATGATGTAGCCATTGTAGTATTCTCCTGTATTACGTTGTATGTTGCGATGTGTGACCATTCTCAAACTTGTTCTTGAGGATGGCTTTGTATTTATCTCTCTCGTATTTTAGAAAGGGATAAAGCTTCTTGCAGTTCATGGCTATCATTGGCCATAGAACCGTGTCTGATATCTGCTTGTTCCAGGCTGCAAAGAACCGGACGCAGTCCTGCATGATGATGAAGGTCTCCTTAGAGACTTTCTTTCTGTTCAGTAGCTTGAGCAGGTGTGGATAGTCTCCTTCTGGGACTCGAAAGTTCTCTTCGAAGTCATCCATTAGGTTTACAATATCACACTCGAATATATATGTCAACGACTGTTGACGCTTCAGGAAGTCACTGTAGTTCTGCTCACTCTTTATACTAAATAGGTCTCCTACCCAGATCTTCTTGCCCTCGGCAAAGTTTGCTACTAGGAAGGTAAGAGGGTCTTCGTGCTTCGACAGCTTGTGAAACATGTACTTGTCTCTACGACTGTCGAAAGAGGACTCTGACATTCGAGTCTTGCCGTGGTACTTAAAGTAGTCATACTCGGTGGTGAAGTGCATGCTTACTGCGCTGTAGAGCTTATAGGCCTCGAACGCGTTCATACTGGAAGCCTTGCCGAAGACCTCTTCAGCATCTTGACGTTCTCGGCCTCGATCTGGATCTTAGACTTGAGCGCTGAGTTCTGCTTGATCACTGAAGCGATCGTCTCTACTTCTATGTTGTACTTTTCACAGTAGAGGATCACCGCCTCAAAGTACTCTATGTTCTTCTCTCTTACCATCTTCTCTATGTCTTTAAAGAAGTCGGCAGTAGACCTTACGCTGTCAATCTGCATATCTGTCCATTCCCATTTCTTTAAAAGAGTCTCTCCAGCTTATACTCCGAGAAGCGTCGAGGTCATCTAGGTATCTTATGAACGTCCTACCGTGCTCCGGCCAGAGGTCTTTCTCTAGCATGTGATTCACGTAGAACCCTACTTTAGCCCAGGCAGAAGCCTTGAATCTGCTACTGTAGCTTATCAGCTTACACTGGATCACTTCCTTTACGTCTACAGGAAGGTTCTGAGCTGACATATGTATAGGCCACTCTACGTGGTTGCAGAAGTCAAACTGCATACTTGGGTAGTTCTTGAGTGCAAAGTCGTATGTCTGCGGCAGGTAGAACATGCTGACGTTGCTGCAGGTCCATTGAAACTTTACGGTCAAGTTGTCGTGTGATTCGTACTTCTTCAGCATATCCAGCTGAGATACGTAGTGTTCCCACTTGATAGGGAACCTAAAGTACTCGGCCGCAGGGCCTACTGCGTCTATGGAGACTTGCAAGACTACTTTCTTGAACTTCAAGAACTTCTCTATCATGTCTTCCGTAAGAAGCGTAAGGTTGGTCACGTAGAATAGGCTTATATTCTTACTATACTCTGTCTGCGATATCTTGTCAACAAATTTGTTGTGCTGCTTGTTGGCGAAAGGCTCACCACCCAAGAAGCTCAGCTTTCTCGTCTGGTCGATGTTCTCGTATATGGAGTCCCATATGTAGTACTCCTGCTCTATCCACTTGTTGTTGATGTCGTACTTCTCTGTATTCTGGTACTTGTCGAGCATGTACTTGTCTTCCTGCCACTTAGAAGAAGCACCGGTCCCGCAGTGTATGCACTTGAGATTGCATATAGTGCCGACTCGAATGTCCATGTGTGGAGGGTAGTACGGAACAGAGCCATCAGGAAGAGTCATCTCTATGAGGTGCTCGTTGCTAGCGAATAGGTTGAAGTTCTCTTCGAACTTCTTGCTCTTTCCGCCCATATTCTCTACGTATTCGCATCGCCTGCAGTTGAGCGGCCACTTTCCATCTAGGAAGTCTCGGCGTATCTCCTTGAAATAGTCGGAGTTCCATTCCTGCTCTATCGAGGAGTCTTTAAGCTTTACCCTAGACTTCTGGTCTGAGTATCCGCACGGCCGCGCCCTGCCAAACGTGTTTGTGCCGAAGTTGACCCAGGGTAGGATGCACGGCTTTAGTCTTGGGCCCTTAATAGAGCTCGGATTCCCACCGGCCTTCCGTCCGTCTCCTTGGCCAAGTGTATAGCCTTCGTCGGTATTAGGTTGAAGTCTCTGCATATCCTGTCATACTTCTCTTCATACTTTTTCCAGAAATATTCTGGACCTATCATACGCATGTACTCTATTCCTAGATACATTAGAGCCTGCGAGTTCATGTTAAAGTCGTTCATCAGAGTGACAGCGCCGTCTGACTTCTTTCTAGACAGACGAATGCCTATTCTGTTGCCGCCGAGGCCTCCCTTTGAAAGGGAGAAACCGACAGTATGTATTGCCGGGTGGTCGAAGTTGAATCTGATGTCCCTGATGCAGGACACCCATGCTGCGTCTATGTGTACCGGTATCTCTAAAAGATGACACTTGTCCAGTAGAGTCTGCATGTTTGGATGCACGTCGCCGTAGTACGGAAACGGCATCGAGATGAGAAGCTCTACGCCGTCATCGCTATACGATACGTCGTCGAAGTATACTATATCTCTGTTGAGTCGCAGATGGTACTTGTAGTCGTTCTTTAGCGTCTTGAGTCGAGAACCTAGTCTCTGGTATAGGTCGTCTATGTACTGCGTGCAGCCGTGTACGACGTCGACTCTTGTAAAGGCTTCTAGACCGGAAAACTTACTTAGCTCATGACCATGCAGCCACTCTAGAAACTGGTCTTTAAACTTCTGGTCTAGATATTCTATAGCGCTCGGGTTCTCCCGCGAGAAGAACCCTTCATATAGTCGATGAATAGAAGAATCGTACATCGGCTGAGGGCGCTCGTACTGAAGCCACTCGCGGCTGTACTTTCTATCTACACCGTCTCTCACTTTAGTCTTCTAGAACTTCGATCTTTTTTTCCCAGGTAATTCCTATTGTAGCTACGTTTAGGTGGTACAAATAAGTGTTCTCGGTGTTAGACTTGTACGCACGGTAAGTCGCAAAGTCGTCTGGGTCTGAGAATACCTTGATTGTAGTCTTGATCAATTTGTCATCACTCTTAGACTTTGAGAATTCAAAGAGATCATCTCTTCCAGAGATTCTCAAATCATTTGGGTCTTGAGGTATGCCGGAGCTTGGCCAGTTCACGCTAGTGTTAGCCCTGGTCGTAATTGTCGTCTCTATGATCTTCATTGTAGAAATCCTTTAAAGTATGGGTGGGGAGCTTCTGTTGCCAAGTGCTCCCCGAACTCCGATCAGGCCGCTAGGGCTAGATCATATGCATTGTTGTCGTTTGCATTTACGAGTTTACTGATGTCTCTTCGTACCTTTACTACGATCTGTCGAACCTGTTTCGCCCCCATCAAAGATACACTAACTTAGTTTCGATCTAAGCATACGACTGTCCATATCATCTGAGTCGCGCACTTATTGGATTGGGTTCACCAGCTCCCTCTTAATGTATCTATGGTGGAGGCGCCGGGTACCGCCCCCGGGTCCGAAACGTCTATTCCGTCCGCCTCATCGACTTCAGTATATTATTTATACAACACTATACATTGAATGTCAACCTGTATTTTTCGCGGATGTCGAGTAGGTCTTTGACGTACTGGTTCCGCTTCTTGACGAATACCTGCGGCTCGTCGTCGTCTACCATGATCATGATTACGATCTGAGGTACTGATATTCCAGTACGCTCCTCGTACATGATGGCATAGGCAGTAGCCTGGCAGAAGTAGTTGAGGATCCAGTCTTCTCGCTTCATCTTCTTAGAAGTCTTGAAGTCTATGATGGAGAGTCTGCCGTCGTACTCGGCTATCAGGTCGACGGTACCGGCCATCTTTAGATAGTCAGAGTAGAGTCGTACTTCCTGCAGGTGGACGTTGTCAACGTATACGTCTAGGTACTTTCGAAGCATCGAGAAGTTCAGCTGGTCTTCGAAGTTGTAGTCGGATACGTCGATCTCATCGCCGTTGATGTAGTCCTCGCATAGAGTGTGCATGCGAGTACCGCGAGTGGCTGCCTTGTGAGATATCCTAGCTGCCTCTTCCTCGCCGACTCTCTTCTTCCAGGCTTCGATCGCTTCCTTGCCGAGAAACCCGACAACGCTCGTCGCTGATGGATAGAGCTCTCCGGCAGGCGTCTTGTAGTACCTGCCGGAGTCTGTATTGATCTGTTCTAGTTCGTCTATCTGAAAGTTTCGACTTACCTTAGTGAAAGACTTTCTGTTCTCTAGCCACTGGTTCATTTGCTGGTACCACCACTACTACTCTAGGGTTCTCATAGTTTTCTTTACGGATGATGAACTCCTTCACCAGTCCGGACCTTACGATGTCTTCGACCTTCATCTCTATTGTAGAGAAGTAGCGCTTCATGCTAGAGATTATCTTCATGAAGTGCAGTACGCCTGACTTTTCGTCGTCGTACTTTAGATCAGTCTGACGATAGTCACCGCAGAATATGACCTTTGAGTTCTTGCCCATACGCGTTACTATAGTGCAGAGCTCATGATAGGTCATATTCTGACACTCGTCGATTATGACGATGGTGTTGTCGATCGTCATGCCCCTTAAGAACGAGGAGGTCTCAAAGTTTATGACCCCCTTCTGCTTAAGTATCTCGTACGCATCGCCGCGGCCGTACAGCTCAGCGCATATTCCTGCGTAGGGTGCCTCGTATACCTTGGCCTTGTCTTTTATAGATCCAGG